ATACCTTATGCCTGTCGGCGGTAGAACAGAAGGATACGACCTTACAGTTAAACAAGTTGCACAACTCGCAATGGAAAAAGGCTACAGATTTACGCCAAGGCTCCACATTGCACTATTTGGAAACGCCTGGGGCACCTAAACCCTACAATAATATTCTAAAAGATCGAGACATAGAAACAATTAGAAAAGTAGGATTATAATGAGTAACTATAACATTACAACTGTTCCTTCTGGTCGTAGTCCGGAGCACAAATACTTCTTTGGAAGGACAACAAAAGAACTATGTACAAAGCGACCTAACTACTGTAAGACTGGCAAAGAAGAACAGTTTATAGCTCTCCGTCATAAAATAGGTATTCCCAGGCAGTTCTTCTCAGATGCGTATCCACACAGACTTCGCTTTTCAAGCGGAGGATACACATTTCTGGTATTGACAGACAGCGACGTTCACGCACAGTTTGTTCGTAATATGTTTCCTGTATTTCCTGATACAGGTGCAACATACTACGACTGGTTAATTGTTCATAGTGTGAAGGTTGAAGTTCCGCATCCACACATCTACGTTAATCTTGATGATCGAGAGATGCTGATTGCTGGGACAACCTACTTAGGCGAGATTAAAAAAGGTGTCTTCGGCATCCTCGGTTTTGAACTTCCTCGTAAAAATATTTTGCCTATGCACTGTAGTGCGTTTACGTATAACGGACAGAACAACCTAATGTTCGGTCTCAGTGGAACTGGTAAGACAACTCTTAGCAGTGATCCGGATTTTCAATTGATTAGCGACGATGAAGTGTATTGGAGCGACGATGGAATACACATGGTCGAGTCCGGCTGCTATGCAAAGAGCGAAGGGCTATCACCAGAGACGCATCCTACGATCTTCAATGCAGTTGAGCGAGCAAGACAAGAAAACTGTCTGGTAGTCGAGAACCCAGGAGAGGCAAATGCTCGTCTTAGTTATCCGTTGAGTATGGTTGAAAATTCCCACGATTATACACCACTTGCTTTTGATAATCCTCATAACATCTTCTTTCTCGCGATGGACGCAGAAGGTATTCTACCGCCGATTAGTCAAGTGAAGGGTGAGATGATTCGACTGCTGTTCGAGACCGGTTACACGAGCCTGATGCCAGGGACAGAAGCCGGTTTGAAAGAAGTTAAGAAGGTGTTCTCGCCGTGCTATGGTTCTCCGTTCATGCCTCGTCCGGTTCGAGAGTATAGTGATCTGCTGATGGAAAAGATTCGTAAGCATCGCTGTAACGTCTATCTTGTCAACACTGGTATGAGTAGCGATGGTAAAAGATATCCACTCGACTTTACACGAAGCTGTATTAAAGGTGCCATTGACGAAGAATTTACAGAACTAGACCCGTTGACGTGGCTTAACAAAGGAACGAAGGGTGCTAGGTTCAACAAACTCATCAACTCTCTGAAAGACTATCAAAAAACGATATAAGTAAAATCAATATGAAAACAAAAATAATTACATTTGCACTTTTTTATCTATGTACAGTAGTTGCCAGTAGTTCTAGTCTAGTATGGGATGTAGGAACAGGTTGGTACAGCGAAATAATTAGACCATCTTTTGCTCCCCCTAATTGGGTGTTTGGTCCAGTATGGACAATTCTATACATACTTATTGCAATATCAGCATATAGAATAATGTATGCTGCTAAAAATGAATACAAGTCACCAGCAATGGCATTTTGGTCATTACAAATGTGTCTAAACACAATTTGGACACCGATCTTTTTTGGTGCAAACAATTTAGAAGTTGCCTTTTACTATATAATTGCTCTTTTAGCAAGTATAGTTGGCACTATTATTACAGCGTGGAAGGTTGATCGCACAAGTAGTATCATCTTAATGCCTTATTTAGGTTGGGTAAGTTTTGCATCTGTGCTAAATTATGCCTTTTGGCAATTGAACATTTGAAAGGATTTTTATGAATAATTATATTTTTACTAGTGAAAGCGTAAGTGATGGTCACCCCGATAAGGTAGCTGATCAAATTTCCGATGCTTTAGTAGATGCAGGCTTGCAAGCAGGAGATCTATCGACAAGAGTAGCTGTGGAAACATTAGTTACAACTAACTATGTGTGCTTGGCAGGCGAAGTAAAAAACTTTAATGTTAGCAAAGATGAAGTTGAAACTATTGTAAGAAATAAAGTTAAAGCAATAGGCTATGAGCAGTCAGGATTTCATTGGCAGAATCTAGAAATTGTAAATAGACTTCATAGTCAAAGTGCAGACATTGCATTAGGAACTGACTCGTTTGGTGCAGGAGATCAAGGTATTATGTTTGGCTATGCCTGTAACGACAATGATGCTTTTTTACCTGCACCCATATATTATAGCCACGAAATATTAAAACGCTTAAAAGATATTCGCGGAGATGTATTAGGTCCTGACGCAAAATCACAAGTAAGCGTGGAGTATGAAGGCAGTCGAATAAAACGCATTGATCAGATTGTGATAAGTACTCAACACACAGAAGGTATGTGTGATCAAGCAAGAGTAAGATCTAAAGAGGCTGCTAAAGAAGTATTGGGAGATTTAATTGATGAGAACACTATATGGCATCTCAATCCTACTGGCAATTTCGTTATTGGTGGGCCCGATGGTGATGCCGGTGTCACTGGACGAAAAATCATCGTTGATACTTACGGCGGTTTTGCTCCTCATGGTGGCGGTGCTTTTAGTGGGAAGGATCCTACTAAGGTAGATCGTTCAGCCGCATATATGGCTCGGTGGCTTTCTAAGAATGTGGTCGCAGACAACATGGCAGATTGGTGTCAAATTCAATTATCATATGCTATTGGTGTTAAAGAACCTACCAGCATCTATGTAGATTCAAACGGACACAATCGTAGTATTCAAAAGTTTATCCGTGAAAGCATTGATTTAACACCAAAAGGCATTATCGATAGATTTGATCTATTTAATTTTTATAACTACAGTGAAAACTGTATATACGGGCATTTTGGTGATAAACAGGTTCCATGGGAAAAGATTGGTTGGTAATGAAAAACTGGTTAAAACGTATTACAGGTTTAGAAGCAGAAGAAAAACGTATTGCAGAAGAAAAAGCCAACCTCGAAGCACAAGAGTTAGAATCTCTTAAAAAGCGTGATCCAAAAGCATATGCTGATCGTAAGGGCGAACCATACGTTAACGTAATTGATGTAAAAGTAAATCAGAAAAATGTTCGCAATGGTTTTTTTGAACTGGATTGGAATGACATTTTTATTCAACAACTCATCCAAGCAGGATACGGTGAAGTTGCAGATCCGCAAGAAGAAATTGTAGATCGTTGGTTTCGTGATATAGTTTACAATATGTTAAATGAAGAAGGTCTTGACGCTGACAGAGGTTTCGGTTATATTAATGTTGTTCCAATAGGTAAAGGCAAATCAGAAATTTCTTGACATTTAAAGAAAACTTGCTATATTAGATTTAACCATTATCGTGAGGTATCTATATGGCAACCTACATTCTAGTTGATTCTTTGAATGTTTTTTTTAGAAGTCGACACGTTGTTCGTGGCGACATTGATACTAAGGTAGGCATGGCACTACACATTACTCTTAACAGCATCAAAAAGGCGTGGCAAGACTTTAAAGGTGATCATGTTGTCTTTTGTCTCGAGGGCAGGTCATGGCGTAAAGATTTTTATCAACCTTACAAACGTAATCGTCAAGAGACTCGAGATGCTATGAACGCTAGAGAAGCAGAAGAAGATCGTGTCTTTTGGGAAATCTTCGACGAGTTTAAAGACTTTATCATTAATAAAACTAACTGTACTGTTCTTCACAACCCTGTGCTAGAAGCCGATGATCTCATTGCAGGTTGGATACAAAATCATCCTAACGATAATCATGTGATTATTTCTACTGATGGTGATTTTGCACAACTTATCAACACAAACGTTCGTCAATATAATGGCATACAAAATATGACTATTACACACGAAGGCTATTTTGATGACAAAGGCAAAGAAATTGTTGACAAAAAATTAAATAAGCCACGGCCTGCGCCCAATCCTGAATGGATGCTGTTTGAAAAATGTATGCGTGGGGACACAAGTGACAATGTGTTTTCAGCTTATCCGGGTGTTCGTGTAAAAGGCACTAAGAACAAAGTAGGATTACAAGAAGCGTTTGAAGATAGAACAGGCAAAGGATTTGCTTGGAACAATCTCATGCTGCAACGTTGGACAGATCACGAAGGTAAAGAACATCGTGTTCTTGAAGATTATAATAGAAATGTAATGCTGTGTGATCTAACGGCTCAACCAGACAACATAAAATCTATTATCAATAATCAAGTTCAATCTGTGCAATCTAAGGACATAACACAAGTAGGATTGCATTTGATGAAATTTTGTGCCAAGTGGAATATGGTTAAAATTTCTGAACAAGCGTCTGCTTATGCAGAACCGTTAAATGCGAGGTATAACAAATGATAGAAGCTAAACCTATTCTTAAAGATCGCTTTTGGATTTTTGAAGATAACGGTAAAAAAATTGGAACATTATCCTTAAATGAAAACAAGTATATCTTTACTAATAGTAAAGAAATTTTATTTTTTGATAGTAAAAAGCAAATTAAAAAACAGCTAGGAGTAGATATTAAATGGGGATCTTTTAGCTTAAATAAACCTAATGTAAATACAGTTCACGAACATCCGTCAAGTGTTGTTCCATTTAACACAATGTACGATATAAAAAGAAAACTTCCGTTATTTACAAAAAGCGATAAATCAAAAAGTGTTTATTGTGCAGGATACTATTTGATAAGGTTCGATAAAGGATGGGTCAAAAGTTTTTGTCCAAAATTAATTACAATAGAAAAATATCCCTATAAAGGTCCGTTTAAAACAGAAGCAGAAATGAAAAGAGAAATGTTTGATGCCGTTTGAACCCGTTAATACTGTACCGCTACAACAGTTTATTCAACAAGTAAAAAGTGCAGAAAACAGTAGAGCAAAAGAAATAAAATTAGATATTGCTCAAGCTAAAAATCTAGCATTTACGTTGGGTATTGTTATGTCTAGACTGCACGGAGATCTAGAAAAGCTAGTGTTAGAAAACAAACAAGAATCAGTTATCGAAGTTCAATTAGACGGGGGAAGCGGTTTTTAGGACTAAATATATGCGTAGTTATTGAAGGAATATGCATGTCTCGTCCTAAGCCAAACATTTTATTAGATTATACAAATAGTAAAAATTATAAAACTGAACAAGTATTAGATGCAGAAGCAATTTGGGCAGTATTCTATAAAAGTAAACCATTTAACCTAAAAAGTTTTAACAGTTTAACAAATTACCCAGGACCTAAATATAAAAAAACTAGTTTTTCTAATCCTGGCCACGCACACAATCTAGCAAAAAAACTCAATACGCTTTTTAAGTGTAAAGACTTTTCTGTGTATAAGTTGACATCAGGCGAAGAAATAAAAGAATGAAGTGGAAAGAATTATACACCAAACTCTTTCTTGTTCAGCTAGGCATGCCTGTAGATAAAAAATCAATAAAAGAACACTACAAATTATGGTGGAAAAACACTAGAGAAAAGCCAGAAGGCGGTTTACGATTAACTGATCAAGGGTATGAAACTTTGCAAAAAATTGATCTTGCAATGTACGAAGTTTTTTTTCCCAGTGACATGGCTGTTACAACACAAGTTATAATATTTTTAGATAAATTTATAAATTGTCCTTACTATCTAAAAAAGGACGCAATAGTTGTAACCAACGAACGCAAAGCAATAGAACTTTCACTATTTTCAGGTGATATTAGAAAATACGGAAGTGCAAAGGCAGTATCACACTCACAAAAATCCAAAAATATCGGTTGACTCTTCTGTACGTGGTGCTATATTACATGTATAGGCACTGAAACACAGAAAGGAATACACAATGACTGATATCACTCGTACTGTTAGCCCGAACAAGGCTAAAACCAGCATCCGCCACGCTATGCTTAAAAAGCGTCCTATCTTCCTTTGGGGTCCGCCCGGTATTGGTAAATCTGATATTGTTCATCAAATTGCAGAACAGTTTGATGCTCCGGTCATCGACGTTCGTTTGTCGCTTTGGGAACCTACCGACATTAAAGGTATCCCTTATTTCGACAGCAACAATGGCAAAATGGCTTGGGCTCCTCCGATTGAACTGCCTGATGCTGAATTTGCTAAACAGCACAAGTATATTGTTCTTTTCCTCGACGAGATGAACAGTGCTGCTCCTGCTGTTCAGGCTGCTGCTTACCAACTGGTTCTTAACCGTAAGATTGGTACTTATCGCTTGCCTGACAACGTTATGATCGTTGCCGCAGGTAACCGTGAAAGTGACAAGGGTGTTACCTATCGTATGCCTGCTCCGCTTACCAACCGTTTTGTTCACCTTGAAATGAAGGTTGACTTTGAGGACTGGTTTTCGTGGGCTGTTACTAACAAAATTCACAAAGACGTTGTAGGCTTCCTGCAATTCAGCAAGAAAGACCTTTACGACTTTGATCCGAAATCGCCCAGCCGTGCGTTTGCTACGCCCCGTTCGTGGTCGTTCGTTAGCGAACTGCTGGATGATGCACTTGACGAGAGCACTACTGCTGATCTTATTTCTGGTTCGGTCGGTGAAGGGCTTGCTGTCAAGTTTATGGCTCACCGCAAGATTGCAGGTAGTCTTCCTGATCCGACTGACATTCTTGAAGGCAAAGTTAAAGAGATGAAGTCTAAAGAGATCAGTGCCATGTATTCCTTGGTCATTAGTCTCTGCTATGAACTCAAGACTGCTGAGGATAAGAAAGACAAGAAGTTTAACGACAAGTTTAACAACTTCCTTGCTTTCTGCATGAAGAACTTTGACACTGAACTGGTTGTCATGGGTATTAAGGTTGCTATTGCTAGCTATAATCTTAACATCGATGCTGACGAGATTGAGTGCTTCGATGAGTTCCACAACCGCTATGGCAAGTTCATTAAGAGTGCTATGGCAATGTGAGCTAGAGGTTACATGACCTCCTATAGTGGACAGGTCACGCCTGTCCACTTTTCTTTATATAGGTTGACATGTTGAGTAAATATGCTATAGTTAAACATAGGCACAATCAAGAGGTATGCTATGACTGCTAAGAAAACGCAAAGCAAGGCTAAGAAAAACTGGGCGCCCAAGGACCTTACGCAAGAACAACTCGAAGTCATGCGTAAAGATGTAGTTGACAAGATCATTACTGCTCGTATTGCTCTACTTCTGCGACACCCGTTTTTCGGTAATATGGCTACTCGTCTGCGTCTAGAGGCTGCTGACGACTGGTGTTATACTGCGGCAACTGATGGTCGATACCTATACTACAACACTCAATTCTTTAACGCTATGAGCATGCCTGAGGTCATGTTCGTTATTGCTCACGAGATTCTGCACTGTGTCTACGATCATTTTACTCGTCGCGAGGATCGTGATCCTGCCCTCTATAACATTGCTGCCGACTATATCGTCAACAACCTACTGGTTCGTGACAGGATTGGTGCTAAACCCAAACTGATCGATTGTTTCCAAGATTTTAAATATGAAAAGTGGGCTTCTGAAGAAGTTTACGATGAACTTTTTAAGAACGCTAAAAAGATCAATATTAACGATCTTGGCGAACTGCTGGACGAACATATCGATTGGGAAGAAGGCAGCGGAGACGAAGAAGGTGAAAATGGTAAAGGTCGTCGCTACAGCCGTGCAGAACTGGACGCAATTCGTGACGAAATTAAAGAAGCCATGATTGCTGCTGCTCAAAGTGCTGGTGCTGGTAATACACCTGGCGACATTGAGCGTATGATTAAAAAGATGACTGAGCCTAAGATGAACTGGCGTGAACTGCTGCGTCAGCAAATCCAAAGCACTGTCCGTAACGACTATACGTTCGCACGTCCTAGTCGGAAAGGCTGGCATACTGGTGCAGTTTTGCCTGGTATGAACTTTGACGAAACTATTGATATCGTTCTTGGCTTTGATATGAGCGGTAGTATCAGCAACGAAGTTGGCGCCGAGATGCTCGGCGAAACTCAAGGCATCATGGATCAATACAAGGACTATCGTATCAAGGTTTGGTGTTTTGACACTCGTGTTTATAACGAACATGATTTCACTGCGGACGGCGGTGAGGCTCTTTGGGACTATCGCCTCAAAGGCGGCGGCGGCACTGACTTTATGGCTAACTGGGAATACATGAAGAAAAACGATATTCAACCTAAGAAATTCATCATGTTTACAGACGGCTATCCGTTCGGTGCTTGGGGTGACGAAAACTACTGCGATACTATTTTCGTTATCCACGGCGACAAGAGCAAGTCTATTACTGCACCGTTCGGCGTTACTGTGCATTACGAGAAATAAGGTGATTAACACGTTTAAAATAAATCCATATAACATTTTTGAGATCAGGAGGTGTTCTTTTCCTCCTGATCATTTCGACTATACTACTATAAATGTCTCCTACAATTTAAAGGATGCCATTGAAAAATGGATTGAAAAGAATTGTAAGAGTAGATATTATATTGGTAAATCTGTTGCATGTTCAGGCCAAGACAACAAAATTGTAAACACATTTAAGGTAGGATTTGAAGAATCTAAAGAACTATCTTATTTTATGCTTGCTTGTCCATATTTAAAATATAGATAAAATAAATTTAATAAGTAATTTAAAGGAGATTAACATGACTGACGAAAATCAAACACAGCCTGCAACTGAAACTACTGCTGGACCTGATCTAACAATTCAAGATCTAGTATCGTTGAAAAATATTATTGACGTTGCGAGTTCTAGAGGTGCATTTAAGCCAAACGAAATGGTTGCAGTAGGACAATCATATACAAAATTAGAACAGTTTTTGAACGCTGTTAGCCAAAAAGCACAAGGAAAATAACATGGATTACAAGCACGTTGGAAGACTAATTTCTAACAAAAGAAAAGTTGTAGTTGCTTATAGAGTAGTTCCGGGCGAACCTGAAAACTGTATTGTAGTAACAACAGAAAATTTAATGGCAGAAGAGCACGATGCTCTTATGAAATTAGTAGAATCTGATGCAGGACAAAATGCTTATGAACTAGCTGAAGGCATGGCAAGGTCCATGCTACCAGATGGAAGAAACATGCTTGCAGGATTTCATACTACAGGCAAAATGATTAAGATAGAATCTAAACTTGTAGAGATGACACCCAACAGACACACTGTTGTAAGATTGGATCAACTCAATCAAATTATTGCTGAACAACGCGGCGTGTCTATTGAAGATCTGGCATTAAAGAATCCAAATTCTGCACCCGAACCAAAGAGTGGAAAGAAACAAAAAATTACAGAAGCAGTGGTAGAACCTATACCTGCACAAGATCCTATGTCGCAAGAAGATCTTGCTGCTAAGATGCGCAGTCAAGCAGATGCTATGTTTAAAGAAGCAAAAAAACTAAGAGAGATGGCAGAAGAACTATCTCCTACTAAGAAGAAAAAAGTAGAGCAGAGTGCCTAAAAATAATAAGTTATCACCTGAATTAATAGAACATTGGCCTGAAGTATTCGAGTATATCGAAATCAATGCCATACCTGTTAAGTATTTAGATGGTATACTGGTTAATTTCTCCGATGGAACAAAATATACTATAGAAATCGACGACAAAAAAGTAGCAGATGAAGGCTTAGACATTTTAGAAGAAGCATTAGAAGATTTTTTTGACGAATTTGATGACGAAATTGAAAGTATAGAATTTTCGTTAGATGCAAAAAAAGTTAAGCAAGATGTTCAAAATCAAACTAAAAAATTTATGAAGAAACGAAAATAACTTCATATAGACACAAAAAGACATAAATACTTGTAACAACGATATACCAGGAGTTACAAGTATGGCCTTACGCATTAGACGCGGTACAGAAGCACAACTTCAACTAACAACCCCAGTTGAAGGTGAATTGATTTATACCACAGATAGTAAAGATTTGTTCGTAGGGGACGGCACTACCCTTGGAGGTATAAAGGTAGGCGGAGATATTCCTGCCAGCATAAATGATTTAACTGATGTAAATATTGCAGGCATTGCTGTAGGACAGGTTCTTAAATGGAACGGATCTGCTTTTGTTCCAGGCAACGACGATACTACAGTAGGCACAGGATCGGGTATAGTAGAAGGTTCTAATTATAGAATAAACATCGTTGCTGATGATAGTACTACCTTAGTAGATGTTAACAACAGATATATTTCTGGATTGATTGTAGGAGATATATATGACGATTTTGCTCAAACTGTTGTTGTAAACCCTAACACTCGCTTATCTAAATTAGACATCATTACAGATAGTGGAACGCTTGTGTTTTCACATAATACCGCAAGTCTGTACAGTCCTTTAGGTGAATTAATAATTGACGGTAATTCAAAAACTTTTTTTGGAAATATTTCAATAAATTCAATTACTGCTGATTTAAAGGGATCTGTTTTTGCTGACGATTCAAGCTTAATTATAGATTCGGTTAATAATAAAATATTTGGAAACGTATACGGCGATGTTTACAACAATCTAACTGATCAGCTAATTATAGATACTTTTGTACAAGAAGCAGCATTAGACATTGTTACCGATACAGGCGACTTAATATTAGATCGCATAACTGGTAATTTTTTTAATCCTAATGGAGATTTGTTAATTGATGGAATAGCAAACAGTTTTTTTGGAACAGTTCAAGGTACATTAGTTGGAAATGTAGTAGGTGATGTTGTTGGATCTGTATT